GCGAGCGCGATTCTAGACATGAAGATGTCCTAGCAGTACGTCGTGGTCAAATCTCTAGCGTTTATCCTGACTTCTTTCCAGAAGGAGTAGATGCAAACGTAGTAGCAAACTTTATTGATGTTGTTGCACGAGACCTATCTGAAGTTATGGCTCCGCTTCCAGCGATTAACTGCTCTGCAATTAACCAGGTTGAGGATAAGTCACGTAAGTTTGCTGACACTCGTACCCGTATTGCTGCAAACTATTTCATTAATTCAGATTTACAAGTGCAGATGTATACTGGTGCAGACTGGTATCTCACATTTGGTTTCGTCCCTTTCATTATTGAATTCGACGAAGAGGCAAAACTGCCGCGTGTTCGCATAGAAAACCCTGTAGGTGCTTACCCAGAGTATGACCGCTATGGACGCTGCATTGCTTTTGCTAAGAAATACCGTATGACAGTTGCCGAATTAGTGTCTCAGTTCCCTGAGCACGAAGAAGGCATTCTTGGTAAAGATGGCTATGAGCAAGACATGAATAGTTATCTAACTGTTATTCGATACTATGATAAAGAACAGTCTGTAATTTATGTTCCAGACCGTAAAAACTACGCAGTATCAACAGCGGTTAATCCAATAAAGAAAATGCTAGTTCACATTGCACGTCGTCCATCTATCGATGGCGAAATGCGTGGACAGTTTGATGATGTACTTGGTATTCAATTGCTTCGAAATCGTTTTGCATTACTTGCAATGGAAGCAGCAGAAAAGTCAGTACAAGCACCACTTGTTTTGCCTAGCGATGTTCAAGAGTTTGAGTTTGGTGGCGATGGTGTCATCCGTACAAATAACCCTGCTGGTGTTCGCCGCGTAGAACTTCCTATTCCTGCTGGAGCGTTTAACTCACAGCAAGTTTTGCAACAGGAACTACGTACAGGAACACGCTATCCAGAATCTCGTAGCGGTAATGTTGATGCTTCAATTATTACTGGTCAGGGTGTGCAAGCACTCATGGGTGGATTCGATACGCAGGTTAAGTCTGCTCAGGCTATCTTTGCTTCAGCACTTAAGAATGTTATTTCAATCTGCTTTGAAGTTGATGAAACAGTATTTGATGAAAAGAAAACAATTCGTGGCGTAGATGCTGGTGCACCATATGCACTTGAGTACACACCATCTAAGAATATTAAGGGCGACTATTCTGCAGATGTACGCTACGGCATGCTGGCTGGACTTAATCCAGCACAGGGACTTATTTTTATGCTTCAAGCATTGGGTGGCGATTTAATTTCCGTTGACTTGGCTCAACGAGAAATGCCGTTTGGCATTAACGTCACACAGGAACAAGAGAAGATTGAAGTTGAAAAACTTCGTAAGGCTCTCATTGGTTCTCTGCAAGCATATACACAAACAATTCCACAGATGGCTTCTCAGGGACAAGACCCACTACCTATCATTCAGAAGATTGCCTTGGCAATTAAGGGACGTAAAGAGGGTAGACAAATTGAGGATGTTATCGAGGAAGTGTTTACACCAGAGAATCCTCCTGCTGGTGCTCCAGTTGAGCAACCCGTCCCCTCTGCTCCTGGCGCTCCAGTAGGAGGCGCTCCTGCACAAGCACGACCAGATTTGCAAATGCTTCTTAGCCGTTTGAGTTCAAGCGGTGAAGCATCAGGCTCGGCACAGATTAGACAACAGCAAGTATTATAGAAGGGATAATCATGGCAGCACGTAAGAAGCCAGTACGTAAAACAAAAGTACAGACAGTTCTTAGTGATGATTACTCTCCACTAGAAAAGCACTGTATTGCAATTAATGAGTATTTTAAGGCGCTACGTGTAGCAGGATTTTCTGAAGCAATTGCGTTATCAATGATTCAAAGTGTTGAATCTTATCCTAACTGGATTATTCCAGACCTACCAAACAAGATTGATAATATTCCATATGATGATGAGGATGATGACTAATGGCTGAAACAAGAGGCGGATACCGCAAGCCAGACATGCCTGCACCTACATCGGGTCCTGGTGCGCTATCGCAGCGCACAGATGGTGGACCAGCACAAGGCGCTAGGTACATGTCAGGACTTCCTTATGGTGAAGGACAGGCTACTTACGACCAACAAACTGCTGCTCCTATGGCTGGAACATCAAGAATGCCAAGTGCGCCGTCAGTGCCAATGGAAATGCCAACAGCATTATTTGCTCCAACTATGCGACCAAACGAACCAATTACATCTGGTGTTGACTTTGGCGCTGGACCAGGAAGTGACGCATTAAACCTTCCATCACAAGAACCAACTCTTGCATCTACACTGCGCAAAATTGCGCAGTTTGATAACAGTGGTGATGCAGAAATGATTTATGCAGCAATTGCCGAATATGGGTACTAATGGCTCGCATTATAAATCCAATTGTTGGTGAACTTAGTCCTAATGTTTATAACGCTGCTAAAAGCGCTGCGCTGTCCCAACAGGAACAGCAGTATATGGAGCAGTTTGCTTATACAGTAAAGAACGCAAAGCGTCTTCGTAACATGGATGTTAAGTCTGCCAAAAAAGAATTTCAAGGTTTAACTGAAGATGCGCAGCAAGCCATTCGCTCTTTCTATCCTAACGCAGAGTTTGTTAAAGAAGACCCATCTATCGGAGATAGACTGCTTGGTGCAGGTACTGCGGTTCTTAAAGTTTTGGGTTCTCCAATCATAGAAACCTACAATGTTGCAGCATCATATGGTAAAGCACTTAATACGGGATATAGCGCAGCCCGTCAAATTCAACAGGGTGCTAGCCCTGCATTGTCTTTCGATATAAAAAATCCTTTTAAAAATCCATTTTCTAAAACAGTATGGTCTCAAGCATACAATGGTAAAGAACTTTACGACAACGGTGCGGTTTCTCGCTTAGAAGAAAAGCATGGAAGTGAAGTTGTATTTGTAGCAAAAGGATTGCTTGCTGGTAAAACTCCTGGAGAAATTGTAGAAGAATACGGTAAGGTAGATGATAAGATTTCATCTGCAATTACCTCTGCATTTGATGAACCAGATAAGTTTAAAGAAATTCTTTCTGACGTTAAGTATGCACAGACATCACCTGGTCGAGATTTATTGCGTTCTGCTATTGAAGCAAAGCCTACATCTGGTGGGGGCATTTTAAGTAAAATTATTTTTGGTAATAAACCAGACCCTAAAACTGTTTCTGCTTGGCAAAAGATTGCTAAGCGTTCAACTGGTCTTATTGATGCAATGTATCAAATTATTATTGACCCGTTAACTTATGTTACTGGTGGAACAAGTAAGATTGCAACTAAGGGTGGTCGAATTGCGCAAGGGATTGCGGAACAGGCTAAAAAGGGAAACTATTCTGGTGCAATTAAAGAAGCATTTTCACAGCCAGACGTTCGTAATTTATGGGATGGAGAACTAGGTTCTCTTATTAAAGCGTTTGCTGAGGCTCCTAACACAGCAGTTAAGTCTGATGTATATCGCAGGATTGCACAAAATTATCCTGGCTTTAGCAATTTTGAAGCAGTAGATGTTTTTGCAAAAGGCAAAACATTTGATGCTGCTTCTGCGGAAGATTTCTTTAGTAAGAATGTAGAAAACGCTACTACTCTTTTAAATGGTAGAGTTGATGGTGTCACATACATGCGCAATGGTGTTGCGACTGCTCGCAACCAGCGTAGAATTTCTGGTGGCATGGCAACAACCGCTGATGCAATTTTTAACCCAAGTGCTGCAAACAAAAATGTTGGGGACAAACTTAATGAATTGCAACGCAAGGGCATGGATAAAGTAGCAATACTAAAAACGGTTGGTGATGACATTGACCAGGGTATTAACGTACAGGGTATTAAAGCATTTACAGATATAGATAAAGATATTCTAAAAGCACGCCGCCTTGCTGAAGTAGTTGGGCGCTTAATGTCTCGAAGCCCAGCAGGTGGTCGTATTCTTATCGGCGATGATGCAGTTAAAACTGCTGAAAATTTCCGTCTTGTTGCACGTCAGGTTTTTACTAGAGATGTTGCGGACTTCGTTACATTTGAGTTTCTTGACTCAAAGATGGACGAACAGGTTGTTATACTTCGTAATCTTTATGCATCTGTTATGTACCGATATGGTCTAGGTGGCACTCCAGAAGGCAACCAACTTATACAAGAAATAATTAACAGAACATTCAACAATCGTGCTGGTATGACTACAACTTCTAGAACTGAAGTACCAAAAGATTTTGCTTCTGAAATTAGCGAGCATGCACTTAAGTTAGAAAATGATGTTGCCTTATTGTCTGCACGTGGAATTGTTCAGCCATCACAGATAGCAAATGCTATTGGCTCCTTACCATATGAAAAGATTATGGAAGTTGCAGCAGTAACTAGACGTAAGGATTCTATTCCAGCGCTATTTGATGGTGCTACAAGAAACAGATATGTCAGCGAGTTTGTAAACTTTTGGACAATCTTAACACTGTTCCCACGTCTAGGTGTTCGTTCAGCAATTGACGAAACATTTATGTATGCACTTAGCGCACCAACCCGTGATTTAATTAACTTTGCTAGACCTTCTGTAAAGAAGGAAGGCGCAGTTCTTACTGCACTTACTGGCTCTACTGCTGCTGTTGGTCCAATTAAGCGTGCTATTAACATTGCATTTCGCAAGGGTGGAGCAGAAGGAAAACTATCTATTGAAGATAGAATTCGCATTCCACAAGAGATTGCTGAAAAACTAGATATACCAATTGAAGAAGTAACTCACGTTATGATTCGCGAAGAAACAGCAAATCGTGTCTTTGCTATGTTTGGTGTAGATGAAAGCGTTGGTAACTTTAAGTATATTAAAGAAGCCTTTGTTTATCACCCAGATGTATTGAACTCTATGGCTTCATCTGTTGCAGCGCGTACATCTTTGGGTGGACGCTTTGACAAAGAGATTATTGATGCTGTGTTTACACCCAGCACATTGTCTCAGGCTTTGAATGATGCCTCACTAAAGGTGGGTCGCAAGTTCCGCGCTATGTCAACCGAGCAGTTGCGTCGTGCAAATGACAAGTGGCTAACACTTGCACACTTTGATACATGGTATCGTCAGTTTGTACCTAATACCAAGTCTCTTGGAGACGGTGTAGTTGTAGACCCAATCAATGCATTCTTCCGAAACAATGGATTAAAGACATCAAAAGACTTTGCAATTGCTCGAACTGAGATGCTTAATGGTTTGGGCGTAACATACGACTATACAACACGTCAGTTTATTGTAAGCCAACCAGAAATAGTTAACAAGTTTTTAAATCAATTCGGTGATTCTCTTTACTTTAGCCAGCGCGGTATACAAAAAGCGGAGATTGCACGGATTCACATAGAAACAATGCTGCTTGACATGCGCAACACCTTCCATGGTGGACCAAATTCATTTAATGATGAACTTTGGGACATGATGGTTGGTCGTCACAACGC